GATCGAGGTCAGGCCCGTTGATTGTGATGTCGTAATCGGTAGCCACGAAACGGGCCATGGTTGCTCTCCTATTCTGCGAGGACTGTCACCTGGAAGTCAGCTGCCAGGTAGGTAACGTCTCCCTGTAATGATATCGCACCGACGTTAGTCATCGCCTCGAGGACGCAGTCGTATGCGTTGCCTCCGAGAGTCCTGTCAGACTCGACAGCTTCCTTCACAGAGGAGCCAGACGTCGACGCGTAACTGTTGAGGCGTTCTTGACTGTTCCGCTCTGCAGCGCGTCCCACGATGACAGTGATGATGAAACGGTAACGCGTCATTCCACCCTGGAACGCTTGGTCATAGTCGATGGACTGCAGTTGAACGACAGCAATCGGAGGGGAAGGATTGTCTGGCACTTCCGCCGAGGAACGCAGTCCAGAGACTGTCCGCAGGTTCGTGGCGATAGCGTCCCGCAGGTCCGTGATGGACGTCATGCCATCCTCACGCGACGGTAGGGAGCGAGCAGAGATTCAATGTCCGGGTCGATACGTGACACGCGGACCACGCCGATGTCTCCAAAGCCCACAGCCCCCAGGGGAGCGTCAAGACGTTTGAACAGCCTCATCGAGAGGAGGATGCAGGCCTGCTCGACAGCTTTCGGAGTCGCAGTCCATCCGAAGGTCCCTGTCACCTGGACCGTCGCTTCGTGAGCGTTGACGTTGCGCGGGTCCCAGATGGGGAACAGGTAGTCCCCAATCGCCCGGATGCGCGTGAAGGGTGTCGTCAATCCGCCCGCGATGCCGTTGAGTGGCTCCAGCTGGCGGTCCGATTCGGCCCAGGTGACAGAGAACTCTTCCCCATCGGGGGATGTCTTCAACGTGGTCAGAGTAGAGATGTCGTCTGTTTCGACGAGGAAGCTGCTCTGCGGAATGTAGACACGCGTCCCGCTTGTCGAATAGAACACGCGCTCGCAGTAGCCGTCAATCTCACGGGATGCAGCCTCGACCGCGACGTCGATGAGGTCGTCATCTTGAGTGTCGCTCAGAGGAATCCTGAGAGCGTTCTTGATATCGTCGCGCGTGGCGTAGCCGTTAGTTATCGTCATGAGGCCTCCGCCTCTAGTCTATCGGAGCCACTCCAGACGACGTCTGCGGTCCAAGTCCCACTGACCAGCATCCGACACGCCTCCGCTCTTCCTCGCCTCGAAGAGAAGCTGATTCACGCGATATGTTTCCGTGTTTCGATTCTGAAACTGCTGCGAACCCTTCAACGTCGAGGAGTTATTGTGACCAACATCGAGGACATGCTTCAACGTGACATCCTCTGCACGTGCTCGACGTTCCCAGTCCGTGTCCTCATGGTAGGCAGGATGAAAGCCCTCACACCATAGGCCCACCCTGCGGATGAGATTCTCGCCCACTGTGAACGCTTGCCAGTGTGGAGCTCCCTTCGACAAGCTAATGTCGTCCGGTCCTGTTTCAGACATCTGCGCGAGACTGCCCGGCAGGAAGTAGGCATCGTCTGACGCGAACGCCCAGAACGGGTCGTGTGGGAACGACTTCACTCCCAGATTCCACGACCCTGCCACGCCAAGGTTCGCAGGCATCCGCAGGACAGTCACTTCGTCTGCAGCTTGACAGTCGACGTCCGGCAACCCGTTGCCGTTGTCGATGATGAGCAGATGCTTCACCGGGAACGTGACAGAGTCGAGGAGACGTTGGAGCAGGTCGTAGCGTGTCAACGTCGGAACGATGAGGTTAGGAAGCATCAAGTCGACCAGCCCACGATTCAAAGACATGTCCTGTCATGTTCGGAGTGGGGAACGGAGACAGTCCGACGATGGTCGTGTCGTAACGCTTCTCGAGCTCGGCCTTCACGATGCTGTTCTGCCTGTCGAAAGACTTCAGCGTGTCCAATGTTGTCTGACGCCTGTCGTGACCTTCGACAGTCATGTCACCGTCCAGCGTGCCACAGTCTGCTCCGACAATGAAGATTCTGCCAGCGCCCATATAGGCAGCGAGATGCATGGCTGTCGTGATGCTCGAATGTGACGCGACGAGCGCGTCCGGACTCTCAGGCCAGTCGTCTGCCGTGAACCGTTCGACCGGGTTGTCGTTATGGTCCACGACGTAATACTCCGGAGACTCAGGGATGAAGTCCCGGAGATGTCCACGGATGCCACGTGTCACGATGAGGTCGCCCACACGTCCACTGTTCCACCATTCAATGTTCCCGTGATACTTCGTCACCATGTAGTGAACAGAGTCCAGATGATTCGCCCAGCCCTGATTGACACCGATTGTCAGACAGCCTCGGAAGAACGCCTTGTCGTAATAGTCCAGCGTCTTACCTGAACCGATAACGTAGGCATCCTCTCCCAGATGTCGGTCCCACAGGTCGCGCAGTTGTCTCATCCGAAACGTGTTTCCAACAGTGGGAGCCAATACTTCGCCCACACCGCATCCGCGTCGAACTGTTTCGCGAAGTCAATCGACGCCTGTGAGACTCCACGTTCCGCTTCGTAGGCTGCCTCGAGCGCGGGGACGATGCTTTGGATGAAGGGCATGTAGTAGAACGCTTGACCTGGCTCGTCCCAGAATGGCTGTCCGTCGATGAGCCATGAGTCCGGTCCTGCGAGGTCCTGCGTGGCTGTCCAGTTTGACGTGATGACACGTGTCCCGCAGGCCTGAGCCTCCACGATAGGCACTCCGAACCCTTCGCCTAGTGATGGAGCGAGAAGAACGTCAGAGGCTGTGTATAGCGCTGCCATGTCCTTCTCTGTGTAGCCTGCGCGAAGGTCGTGAGGGTTCGCGATGCGGACATGTTCGTCTGTGAGTCCTGTGGCTTGCAGAAGCTGGGGGAGACGGAAGCCTCCGAGCGCGTTGCCGGGAATCATGTGGAGGTACAGGTAGGCGTCTGGATGGTCTTGTCGGAACATGGAGAACGCCATGAGCGCCTCGGCGATGGACTTCCTATGAGTCACACCGTTCGCCTTGTTCGCTGCAATCATGGAGACGAGGAACGCGTCCTCTGGGACGTCGAGGACTTTCCGTGTCGGTTGCCCGTCCATCTTTTTCGTGGGCTTCATGACAGTCGTGTCGACCGAGTGGGGGACATAGACGTTGTCGATGCCGAGGCCGTCCAGTTGACGCTTCCCATGCGGAGACATGGTGATAGGTGTCACGTTGTCGCGTTGCAGGACTTGGATGACTTTCGGTGGAGCAGTCACATGGTCGAGCGGAACATAGGCAAGCCAGTCGCCATTGAAGTCCATGTCCTTATACACCCAGACGTCGTAGAGCGTCAGCAGAGCGTCCGGCTTCTCCCCTACCTGTTGCAGGAAGTGTTCATGCCAGACAGGGATGACGTCGTCACTGTAGGGCTTCCAGCCCTTTGGATAGTGATGGAACTTCCCGTAGGGTGTTGAGGCCTTCTCAATCTTTCCCTCGAGTCCGAAGTTGGACAGGTTCGCCACGTCCATGCCGGACCGTAGCAGACGGTCGATGAGCAGTTTCACCTGCTGACCGTAGCCAGTTGTCACGCCGTAACTGTTCGACGCGATAGACAGAGCCCCATTCAGTTTCCTCATGCCTGTCAGCATAGCGAAACCCCCCCAGCTTTCCAGCCAGGGGGGTTCCGTGTGTGCGGATGTTACGCGTGCACGATTGCCTGAACGTGCGAGCTGTGAGTCAGCTTGCCGTCCATGCGGAAGGTGAAGCGATATCCGATGATGTCGTTCGCGAAGTACGCGTCCGTCGAAACTGCAACCGAAAGATTGGTCGACAGAATCTTGTAGCTGGGCAGGTAGCCGAACACGACGGAGCGGTTGCCCGTTCCGATGTTCGCCATGGCAGGGTTCTCCACGACAGGGAAGCCGAGCAGAGTCTGTCCTGCAATGCCCACCGGGTCGTAGATGAAGTTTCCTGCACCATCCTGAAGTTTCCGGATGGCTCCCAGGGTCGAGGTGTTGACCATGAACTTCGGCCCGAGGGCTCTAGCAGCCGAGTCGAGACTGTAAGCCAGGTCGATAAGGTTCTCGGCGCTGATAGCAGTCGCAGAGGCCTCCACAGCTGACGCAGCAGCAGTGACGACACCTTCAGTCTCAGTCGTACCAGTTCCCACGGTTGCCAGGTTGTTCACCTGGAAGCCGATGGCGTTACCAGCCTGCTCCTGAAGCGTGCTCTCCAAGGGGAAGGACGCGTCAGTGGCGAGCTCGTTAGCAACCTTGATGATGAAGGCTTGCTTCTTGGGCTCGAGCAGGACCGAGTCGAAAGTGGGCTCGGACTGTGCAATCGCAGAACCGGCTGCGTACTGAGCAGCAGTCGAGTACGCGGTCAGAGTCGGAATGCGGAGGGACTCTCCGGACTCACGGCTGTAGACCTGGGCTTCCGCCAACATGGGTCCAACAGCGCGGGCGAGCAGCATGACCTCGTCCAGGAAGTCCTGGCGAACGGTAGCAGTCGCAGGAACGAGCGTCGCACGCTGGTCCCAGGTTCCGAAACTGTGCTCGCGAATCTCTCCACGTGCAAGTGCGCGGAAGATGTCGCCAGCGTTCTCAGCGCTCTCAGCAGGCACGAACTGACCGGCAGCTTCAGACGCTTCAGCAGAGCGGGCAGCAGCCTTCTCCGCGGTCCGGATGCTTTCGTCGGCACGTTCAATGTCGGCCTCGATGCGCTCAATCTTCTGCAGGTCCTCGGCGCTCAGCCCACGCTCTTCAGATTCCGCCGAGGTGATGACCTCGCGCATCTGAGAGACGAGATTGGCACGCACCTCAGTCTGCTGCTTGATAAGCGATTCAGACATGATTCTCCAATGTGTCTTCGTTATGTGTTAGGGGTTCACCCGCGTTGACGCTGAAGTGTTATGTCGCCAGAGCTGACTCACAATGCGACACCTCAATGATACCTGTGGACGTGTTTCCAACTTTTTCGGGACGACACGAAAGATTCTTGCCTAAGTTGTTGCGCGTTGTGTATTGTTGTGCTACAGTAGAGACATCAACCAAGAGAGGAGCTCCAGATGAGCACCAACACAATCCAGGTCAGCGACATCATCGCTGCAGGTTCAGTCAACACCATGCAGAAGCTACCCATGAAAGAGGTGCGGACCCGCGACCTCAAGGTCGGCGACATCATCGCCATCGGCAACAAGTTACAAGGCTGGGACTATGCAGTCGTGACTGACATCCAGGTCGAGCGCAACTACAAGGGCACAAAGAAGTGGCGCGTGTCCTTTACCTTCGCCCGCCACGGAATCTCCT